GCCCCCTCCGCTGCTCCAAGCACCACCCGATAAGGGAAGGTGTGGAGATCAGCCTTGACTCCCCCACAAGGCCAGGTTGGCCCCGACCGTCCTAATAGGGCGGTCGCCACCCAAGCTTGATGTTGACGCGCTTGGGGCGTCCAGAACGCTCCAAGTGTTTCTCATCTTGTCCCATGGTGTGCGACCACGGGGAAGGCTCATACAAATGAGCCGTGCCAGTCAGGTTGTAGCAGGGTATATCCGGGGGATGACTCCCCCAGAACTCCGCTTGGCCTGCCAGCTTGAGTAAACACTTGAGCAGGGCACCATACCCCTCCAGTTCATCACTGGGGGACTTGGCCTCCACTACATAGCCCCGAACTAAGGGTCTATGGAGGCGTGGACACGTCCTCTCGGATTGATACCCGAGGAACGTTATCCTGCCCAGCACAGAGGATGTCGGCTCAACGTCCGGGAAGTGTTTTAACACCTTCCTTAGTCGATTATCCAACCAACGGACAGTGCTCCAGTAACCACTCAAATAGAGTTGGTTCCGGAGCGCAACCATTGCTATAACCTCTGTCGCGTCTGCCGTCGTGCAAGGTAACACTTGTCGGACCCTGACTATTGATACGTCTTGGCCCATAAAGTATTCCTTGCCACAAGACTCCCTGAACCTTCCGGTCCAGAAAGACTTGTCCTGGCCCACTCTTGCTCCGAAAAGCTCGAGCGTCCGGACGACGGTACGCACATGTTCAACAGGAACAATTAGATCGTCCCCGTAAACGCGCACCGAGTCCGCCAGCGATTTCACATGCTGGCGGGTTAGAGACACGTTAAGCGACCTCTGGATCCCCATAAAGATCAATGTCGTGAAGACCATCGCCTCAACGGGGAAACAAAGTGCTGAACCCATAGACGCGTACTTGGCTAAACGGATCACTCCGTGGCCCGGTACGTCAGCCCGGCGGGATCTCGTTGCATCGACAGCCCCACTCAGTGTGGGAAAGTCGGACAACAAGGCCCGAACGAGCTGATTAGAGACTCGGTCACTAGCATCGCTAAGGTCTAGCGTAGCTGTGAGTCCATCCAAGGACCCCTGACGAGCCAGCTCCTGGTTAGGAGTTTGGTCGTCAAAGCCGATCAGCCTCTTGAGGAGTTCATCCCTCTCGAAGCTGTCTAGAAAACACCGCAACAGTCCCTGCTGGACAAACATCATCCAGCTAGGTTCCATCGCAATAATTCTAGGTGTCTTTAACGTTTTAGGAACCGAGATCACCTTGACGGGTAGCTCGGAACCAGGTTCGAGGACGTCCACCTGATCCAAAACCTCAGAAAATCGAGGTGATGGTATCAGATACTCGTAGGAGGGAAAGACCTCCTCCAAGCGACTGGTCCAGGTTGTCTGGCGGTACTTACCATTACTGGTGAGACCGTCAGATGTAGAACCCGGGCCATGCTTAGGGAGAATGTTACCGTAAAAGACCTCACGGTCCATATCGGAAAACAGACTCCTGAAAAGCAAATTCGACATTTGTGTGAACTCAGCCAGATCTTCCTTGGTCAGAGTTCTGTCGAATTGACGGACGTCCTGCTCACACTCGACATAGTTGCGCATCGCCTTCCTCTCCCGAGCTTGGGAGCAAGGGAGAGAAATCTTACCAAACATCAGCGTTAGCTGACGCAAGGCGAGAACTGAATCGATGCACGGCTCATCGAGTAACGTGCCACTTCTCCGGTCGAACACACGAGAGAAGAAACCTCCTAGAAATAGGGGGAGACTTCCCCGACGTGAAGTACTAAACGTCGGGTGGATCTCGACCTGACCACGGTCAAGCCACTTTTGGGTAGCTTTTCCGAACTCAGGTAGGGTAATCGTTAAAAACGACAACCCCTCATGTTCGACTCGCCTGCGGACCGTATTAATGTCCGCAGTGGCGCTAGTGCAACATCTGGTGGCAGATTCCTCCGCCACCTGGGACCAGAGTGACATCAGGCTTTTCATCAGCCCTCCCTTCATGGGGGGTAACTGAGTCCATAGCCCATGTCAAGTGCACACGTGGAAGACCCGATTTATCACCGGGCCAGGCTATTTCAAGCCTCTTCAACCACGTGTACCACTAAGGTGCCTAGACTAAAGGCAGCAGTGTCGACCAAACGCCCGCGGAGCAGGTTTACGCGCTACAGTAGCGCTTGGACCAGCTCATTAACGGACAAATGGAAGACATCGAAGATGATCGCAACGAGGAGTAGAACTCGAAAGTTCACTTTCACGTAAACGACCATACCTTCGTCCGGATCCCTCCGGCTGCGAACCAAGTCAGCAGCCTCCTTCAGCACGGCGGTTTTACTCGTCGGCTTAGGAGCGCTTGCTTGATCCCCTACTACGACTCACCACCAAGAAGTTTGGTGATGAGCGCATCCGAGGTGGCCGTATATAGGGCTTTGAAGCCCGTGTACACAGCCAGTTGCTCCGAATTCGTATACCCAGCCGGCGGCACGTCGAATACGATGTAATTACTCATCGAAACTCGAACGTTCTCCGTCGGCCGGAACGGGTCCGGAGCCAACTTGGCGTGGTCAATCCTCAACACCCGCCTGGTACGCTTTCCACCATTTTCGTGGTCAGCGCTCAGACGGATGAGTCCATCAGCACTCGTGTACTCCGACCTGTCACCACTCACTTCCGTGCGTGGCAACGGAGACGTCGCAGCTGAGATTGTAATGGACTGGGGATCAGCAAATGCCATGGGCATCACTCCTAAAGGCCTGTTCTAGGCCTTCGTTGGCGGTTAACGCAGACATACAACACTCACCGTTTGCCTCGGGATAACCCCAAGGCTCCGATGATGGCAAGCTGCCGGTCCGTAAGGACCGAGTCAGACAAGCCGAACCCAAATGGTGTGGCCACCACGCGCTGCTTCGTTTCCACTGAAGCTTGCACGGGTGTACCCATGATCACCGCATCCTTTTCCGCTTTTGAAGCGGGAGGAGCTTTGACCACGGCGTTATACGTACTCGTCACAGAGCAATGCTCCATGACGTATCCGTACCGCAACACCAAACCGTCTGTGGCCCACGCTGAGTAATTAGAAACAACATCACCAGCGTTGGAAAACCAGTCAACGGCCCAGCTCCACGGTGCAGCGTTCCACAAGGTTTCCGGACTAAAGTCAGTGCCCAAAAGAGCACTGGCCTGAGCTCCCAACCGTACAAGTGCGTTCCGGCTATGAAAGCCGGTTGGCAAATGATAGGTGAAAGCTCCCGAAAACCAGACCTTTTTACGGGTCTTTGTGGTAACTTCTGTTCCCGCGGCTCTCTGAGGCGTATGGAAAGTCGGATGATCCTGAAAAACAACAGAACCACCCGCTACATCCGACCGTGTCTCAGAGTATATCACAGGAAAATCATACCGGCGTCGAACAACTGATCCGGAACTACGCTCGTACTGTTCAAGAACAGTCTTTGCGTGGGCGATACCCGCAAGAATTTCGCGGATGTCACTGATCAGAGGCTTCCAACCGAACTCCAGATTGAGATATTCGTCACCGGCATCTCTGCCGGCTCGGATCTGCTCTTTCCAGAGGGAGGAACCAATCATCCGGGGTAAACCCGAACTAATGGTTTCTGCCAGGAAGGTCGCTACATCGGCGACGGAATTCGTCGGCTTGATCCGAGCAATCGCGGTCGTTCCCGCGGCGTAAAGAGCATCTTTCGAGCTCTCACCGCTTGCGGGTAGGATCATGATACTCGGTAGCCGAGCGAGGACGGGGCCATTGTATTCGGCTTCCGTCCAATACGACGAGGATTGGTCCCATTGCATGCTTCCGAAGATCTTCTGCCGCCTAGAACCTAATAGGCGAATAGTCGACTTCCGGTTGTAGAATGGGCCTCCTACGTCACCGTTTCCAGCGGGCCTATTGGCCCTGCTGTTCCAGGTGTGATTTTCGGAGATCGTTAACTCTCTCCCTCGTGACCCAGGTGGGAGACGTTCGACCGGAAGGACGCTTACTTTTTCAAGTTCGCGTTCCATCCCGGTCTTATATCTTACCCACGTGCGTAATGACGACGTCCCTTGGAGCTGCGAATCGCAGTCCTCGATCGGCCGTTCACGCACACTCGCCAGCTTAAATAATTCGGCTGGCAGAGCCATGAGCCACGAGCTGTAACAGCTGGTTAGGTCCCAGAAGGGAACCTCCCTTCAATCCTGCTCGGCAGAGATGCACTGCTTTTTACTCTGACGAGCATTTGTGAGATGCACTGCGCCAGGGGCCCCTCACGGG